CAAGCTTTTAGTATCTTTCGATGCTAATTGGTGAGTTTACCCCCCCACCATATTTTCTAAATCTCTTAATTCTCTGAGCGTTTTATTCTCTCAGATTTTGAGAAGTCTCTACCATTCCACATCTCCAATCTTGGGTTTCGTTGAAGGGGGGTCTAAGTCGATGTAAAAGCTACTTTCGTAGTCCTCTGCATCATAACTCATACCCGACTCTTTAAATGAAAGCCAGTCAGCGAGATCTGTCATAGTCGACATGGTCTGAACCTTCTTCCATGTATTGGTAGATAGGTAAACATTCTTATCTTTTTGTTTACTTACCATTGCCAAGTCGGAAGTTGTAAGTCCAGACATGACAGCTTTGTCTAAGAGAGACTGAATATACTTCAGTCCTCCTGGCCAGCACTCTTTCGAGTACGCTATCCAGCCGTCACCGAGCAAAATCTGCTCACAGTTGCAATCGCAACGACAACGTGAACAAAACTTTACCCCAGGGATGTTTCGTGAATTACGATCACCCAAGGCAATATACGGAGACTCAAACAATATGTCTCCATATACCTCTCGATGTTTATGAATCCAATCTACCGTGAGGTAGAAGTGTTTACGGTTCCTTTTTAGGGAACGCAAACCTGAATTCAAACGGCATACAGCGAGGTATAAGTCGGTATTCTCGTCTCCTCTTCTTGGAGAATCGAAAATCCACTTATCTTTACCACCTAAATGCAAAATTGTAGTCAAGTCGCGACCGAACCGAAACAAAGGTTCAAAATCGGACATAGAGAGAGAGAAGGGTTTATTCTTCAACTCATCCAAAAGACCTACAACTTTTCCAACGCCCTCTTGCTTATTCCAAAGGAGTAAGTCCGGCGAAAGCGGCTTCAAGTTATGACCCTTACGGTAATAACCTTTAGCGAACTCTGCTATTCCCACATCCCTGAAAGACTTATTCTTATTATATTCTATACCAAGTATATTAAGAATATAATAATATTCAGTCGCAACCTTTGTATCCCAAATTACGATATCATCACCGATGATGGCGTAGTTATTGAAATGGCCCCCCTTTGAATAAGGGTAGGCTTTTACAAAGGCCCAGTGTACCAAATGATGATGACTCAGAGCCATTGCGGCCCAAGAGCTCAAATAACCCATTGGTTGTCCCACTGTGTACGTTAGATCTTTATTCAGCTCACGAACGTGAAAGGAATTAAGAGCAATCAGCCAGTACCATGATATACTTTGATAAGCATTCATGGCACCGACACAAAATAGAGTAACTGCCTGAAACCAGGCAGGGAATCTATCCGTGCAGGCAGTCATGTCTACAGAATGCAGCTCTCGATTACTCGAAGAGGCTTCCTGTACACGTGACGCTTGTCCCACATGATCATGAGTTCCATCCATAGGAATCCTTTTCAGGATACTAAAGATGTAATCATGTATGGGGCGTAGCAAAGATTGGTAATACATATTACCAATACCCACGATCCGCGTCTTCCCACCCTTATCAGGTAAGAAGGCTAAGCGGTTTTCGTATACGCACTCCTTCGTGGCGGTCTTGTTTTCCATCGAAGTGTACATATTGCTGATGATACTCCCTACGTCACTCAGATTGACAAATCTGAATGCTCCAACAAAGAGCAAAACACGAAGTTTTGACGAGGTTGAC